ATGAAGCTCTCTAAGGACACGTACTTCTGTGTAGAGAATGCACTTGAAGGTACGGTTACTCCTGAAGAGCGCGAGAATGCTGATTCGCCTCTTGATCCTGACAGGGATCAGACTGAGAACGTCACAGCCAAGATCATTCTTGGTCGTGAGCTTGAAGCCCAGGAAATCCTGTTCGACCCGGCTACATACATTGACGAGCATGTGTTTACCCTCGGTGCAGGTGCTCATTTCGATGACTATGACAACTCAGACCCGTTTGAAGTCTTCCGTGAGGCTCATCGGGTGTTCCACAAGACGATGTTCACTACGCCTAATCTCGTTATGATCCCTTGGGATGTAATGTGGTGGCTGTCGGATCACCCGAAGCTTAGGGACCGACTTGGTGGTAATGAACGTAGCATCCTGAGTGTTCAGGATGTTCAGTCTCTTCTCGGTATCCAACGAGCCATCGTACCGGGTGGCGGGTTCAACCAGGAAGTCAACCCTGGTGGGCCGGAGGATATCACCTACATGTGGAGCCAGCACATCGTAATGGCTTATGTGCCTCCCCGTCCTGGTAAGAAGGTTCCCGCGTTTGGTTACGAGTTCGTGTGGCCCATCAACGGTCGAGTCCAGACTACGGACAAGCGTACCGATGATGACCGTATCACGGACATTATTCGAGTACGTCGTCGTAACGACCTTAAGGTTGTTGCTAAGGATGACGACGCTACTGCTGGTGGCGACCCCGGTGAGAAGTCCATTGCGGGCATGCTCATCGAGAACGCTATTAGCGACGCTGCCGCTAACGACTAAGGAGGTAGCTAACTATGGGAGTTAAGGTAACTGCTAAGGATGGGAAGGTCAAGTTCGACCGTAGCGAGTCCAAGCCTGTGGTGTCAGAACCGAAGCCGCAGCCGCAACCGTCAAGGGCTGAGCGGGGCTAACATATGCAAACAATTAGTCCACAGGAAGTCAACGCTTATCTTCCCAAGGATAAGTGGCAGGTAGACCTTGACGAGTTTAACGAACCTGACCTAGAGGCTAACGCTGTAGGTCAGGTACTCGGTAAGCTCTCGTTTGTCTACGATGTGGACGATTGGCGTACTGGTAATGCACCAGTCCTGGTGCGTCAAGTTGTTGCAATGCATATAGCTGCTTGGATATATGCACGTCAGTTCAGTGAAGATACTGCGAATGTGAATTCGCATGCTAGTTGGTTGCTGCGTCAGGCTCAGGTACTACTGGATGCGATCCTTTCGGGTACTGTTGTTCTTGAAGAGGAAGCAATAATATTCGAGAGCCAAGGATCGGTAGTATCAGGGCCTCCTATCTTCACTACGGGGAGGGTCTTCTAAGTGTTAGACATAGACATTAGACCCTCCCCACTGATGATGCAGCGTTATGCTGTGTCACTAGCAACCATACGCTCTTATAGAGGGCCTATGCAGCGTGCAGTAGATGAGGTAGTCAATCCCCGGATCAAGGAGAACTTCCGTTCTGAGACTGCTGCTGGTGAGTCAAGTTGGGAGCCGTTAGCAGAGTGGACAGCGTTTGATCGGCAGGCAATGGGCCTAGGCGGTCAGTCACCTAAACTACGCAGGAAGAACAGGTTGTACCGTACGGCAACTACTCGTCGCGCTATATGGACGTTTCGTGGGCAAGGATCAGACCCGGCAGCGTTTATTGATATGGGAGCATTGAACAGTCGAGTTCCATATGCTGAGTACCACCAGATCGGTACTTATAAGATGCCTGCCAGGCCCTATCTCGTTATAAACGATAAAGATGTTAAGGAAATAGAAGAGATATTCGCCGACCATTTAGAAAAGCGCGAGCTTGCTGCTGGTATGGGCATAGCATGGGCAGCGTATAGAGTAGGTGTTAGACGCTAATGGCTGGCACAGATAAGCTTGTAGCAGTCACTAAAGCCTTGAAGGACGTATTGGAGGCAGGTCCAGTTGATTTCAAAGACATATGGATAGGCGACGAAACACTAATCCCCCGAACTCCTGCGGCTTCAATATTAGGAGGCCCGAAGTCCAGAGAATTAGTAGAAACAGGCTTTACTACAAAGAACACATTCGACGCCACAATTGTGATCTACCATGCAAAGCTGGGGTCGCAAAACATCAATCGCCAAGACTGCACAGAACTTGCTGAGACTGTTGAAGATCACCTGCATGTAGATAAGACGTTAGGAGGGCTGCTCTACGTCAGTTATTGTACATCTATAGAGCCGGGTTTCTCTGAGCAGGGCCAGGCGATAATGGTTTCAACAAGGATCTCTTGGCAGGGCCGATCGAAGACAAGGATATAGCATGGCAAAGGTAGAGGTTTATCTAGATAATCGACCAGAAGATAGTGATGTACGTATCCCTGGTCTTGGTGTATTCAAGAACGGTACTACCACTGAGATTGACGAGAAGGTATGGCGTCGTTTCAAGGCCAGTAATCCTGATTACAGTAATGACCATACCTTTAGTTATGGTTATAGAGCTGAGCCACCGGCCCCGCCGCCGCCTCCACAACCACCGTCCGCTTTTGGTACTAGAGAGGAGACTGAATAATGGCAGTTGGAATTGGTGCAGCCGGTGTAGTCGGCCTGGCTATTGAAACTACAAAGGGTACTTATGTACCTCCTACTAAGTTCTTTCCACTTAGGTCTGAGGGTCTACAGTGGCAACAGGGTACGGTACAGCGACGAGTCATTGCTGGTACTGTAGATCCGCTCGGTGCGGTGCCTGGTAACGGTCACTGTGAAGGTGACATTGACATTGAGGTACTAGAGGACGTAATCCCCTACTTCCTCCGTTGTGCACGAGGTACTCTAGTACAAACCGGTGCTGCGGCTCCGTTTACTTACGAGTTTACTCCGAACCATGCTGCTGTAGCTAGCAATACCATGAGCATCACTGTGGTACGAAATGGTGTTGTGTTCGGTTATACTGGTGTAGTCGTAGCTAGTATGAACTTCACTGTAGATGAGGGTATGCTTGTCTGTACCTTCTCACTCCTTGGTGAAGAGCAGACTCACCCAGCAGATCCAGGTATGCCTACGTTTGAAGAGACTGGCCCGTTTGGCGCTGGTACCTATACCCTGTCCATCCCTACTGGTACGCAAATCTTCGATGCTGATGGATTTACGTTCCAAGTAGAGGATAGTGGTGAGGTTCAGAACCGTCTGATTGACCGTCGTGGTGCAGCGTTCATCTCGTATGGTGAGCGTAACACGTCACTGTCGCTTGATCGTGACTTCGAGACTCAGGCTGAGTACGATGCCTTTAAGAATCTCACTGAGCGAAGTGTAACGCTTCGCGCATATAAGGCCACAGGAGAGTACATCGAGTTTGAGATCCCTCGTACATTCCTTGATGCATACGATGTATCCCTAGGTGATGTTGGTGGACTCGTTCGCGCATCCACTACCTATGTAGCCCTTCACGATGATGGAGTAGGGGGTGCCTACAGAATCGAGCTGAAATCGACAGAAGACCTTGGTTTGGTGTAATAGTAAGCCCAAATTAGAGAAAGGGAGCCTCTAATGCCAGTAGCAGTTATTTCCGGTACGGAGACTGAAGAGTTTAACCTGAAGAGTCTTGAGGGTGGATACGTTGTAATCCGACGTATGACCTATGGTGAGTATTTGCAGCGTCAGCAAATGACGTCGAACATGAAGATCAGTAATAACCGCGAGTCGGATTATGCTGGTATCATGGAACTCGTAAACAAGAACGCTATTGCATACGAGTTCGCCAACTGCATTACCGACCATAACCTTGAAGATGAGAAGGGCGAGAAACTTAACTTCGCCAAGCCTGGGCAGGTTGATCGTCTGCCGGCTAAGCTCGGTAACGAGATTAATACCCTCATCAACAAGCTCAATGCCTTTGAAGAGGCTGAAGAGGGAAACTCAAACAGCGCATCGAGTTCTACGTAGGTAGTTCTGGCCGTGGAGGCACGCCTAAATACGAGGAAGATGTAGTGAAATCTCTCAATATGGCGAATATGTGCCAGGAGTTTCACTGTCTACCACGTTCAGGCGGCCTCCACGACCAGGACTTTCTTGATGCGCTGAAACTTCAATGGGTACTCGCAGCACAGGAAAAGGCCCGTAGGGAACAACAAAAGAAGAAGAAGACTAAATAGTGGCTACCTATCGGAACGTCTACCTCATCATGCGGGCGCGTGATGACGCTACTAGAGTCATGCGCGGAATGGGACGGGCGTTCGGGCATCTAGCTAAAGAACAGCAAAGACTAGCTGAGGCATCTAAGCAGGAAGCCGCAACAAGTAGGGCTAATCTTAGAAATATAGATCAGTCTCGTCAGGCTGCGATACGCGGTGTAAAGGAACAGACTAAGGCCGTAACTACTGGTTATAAAGCTCAAAGAGATGCTGTAGTTCGTAGTATAAACGCACAGAAGACGGCTGAGATAGAGGCGCATCGTGCAGCCATGCGCCCACAAGAACAGGCTATAAAGAATCTCAATACTCGTAACGCACAAATTAGGGAGCAGATATCTCTAGGTAGAGTTCTTAGTAATGACCATAAGAAGGCTTTACAGTATGAAATAACTAGGAACTCTAGGATTGCATCAGAACATGGGCAAAGACTAGGGCTTTATAGGCAAGAGATAGAGGCTGCAAGGAATGCCGCAAGGGCGCGTATAACTGCCACAGATAATCAGCTGCGGCATATGACTAGAAGTGAGGATCAAGCTGCTGCTAGACGTATAGCAGCTATCAATAGAACTGCTGATGCTGATAAGGCCGCAGAACAAAGAAGATCAGCTAATGTAAGAAATAACATTGCGGCACAACAAGCATATAACCAGCGTATACAGCAGACACAAGGACTGCTCGCTGGTGTAGGTCAGTCTGCCATTATTGCTGGTGGTATCATCGGCATGGTTGGTGCTAGAGTAACAAAAAGTTTCTTTAGTGCTGCTGATGCTACTGCTGAGTTTAGTAATCAGAACCGCGTAGCTGTCTCTGTGGCTAAGGACTTCCAGGGCTCTGTGGAAGATCTCGGAGATGCAGTCCTAAAGGTAGCTAGAGAAGTACCTGTACCTATTGAGGAACTACAAGAAACTTTCTACTACACCTTCTCTGCACTCGATGTAGACCTCACTAACGCTACTGAGCTTGTTAGAGGTTTCGCTGACGAAGCAGTCGTAGGTAATGCTAAGATAACTGATGCTGCTCGATCTAGCATCGCTATGATTAACGCATATCAGATGGATGTTAGTAGTGCGGCTAAGACCACAGAGACACTTACCCGTATCCAGGATATGCAGTTTAACACTGTTAAGTGGGGTGCCCTGACCTACCAGGACCTCTCCACTAACATTGGTAAGGTCATCCCTGCCGCTACTAGGGCAGGTCAGGAAATCGAGCAGATAGGTGGGATGCTCGCATTTCTGACTAGGCAGGGTCTTAGTGCTGAAATGGCAGCCACTTCTGCTGCCAGAGCACTAGAACTAATCTCTGAGGCCAGAGTTGTATCACGGCTGGAACGTATGGGCGTTCAGATCAGGGATAGTGTCACGGGTGAGATGCGGCAGCTTAACGATATTGTCGTAGACTTCGGTAGACACCTTGAAGGTCTTGATCCTACAGGGATAGACAGTGTCATGCAGGCTCTAGCACCTCTTGATGGTGACGAGTCTCAGAAGTATCAGAACATGCTTAAGGAAGCGGATAGAGTAACAGAGCGTCTTAGTGGGCCTGAGCGTACCGCTGCACTACACCAAATCTTCATGGGTGCTGGTAACAGGATTCAGGCACGTAGGTTCTGGGACCTAGCACTAAAGAACTATGATGAGCTAGACAGACTTGTCAAAGAGATCACCGATGGTCACGGCGAGTTTTCTAAGACGCTAACTCTTGCCTGGGATGAGCCTGCTGTTGCTCTTGGTATCTATAACAACAGACTAGAGGCTCTTAAGCTCACTATAGGTCAAGAAGTCCTGCCTATTAAGCTTATGCTTATAAGTGCTATTACTAATCTCGTAGACAAGTGGGAAGCTCTAGACAGTGAGACTAAAGCCAACATTGTAAGCTTTGCCCTGTGGGGAGGTATTGCCACAACTGCTGGTGGTGCGGCAGCACTCATTGTTGGTGTTCTTGCGCTCATTACTTCTGGTATGATGGGTATTGCTACCGCTGCTCTACCGGCGCAGGCGGGAATCCTTAAGACGGTACTAGTAGCCGCAGGTATGGGTGTTGGTATCCCACTCGCCATTGGTGCTGTAGTTGCTGCTCTAGTCCTACTGGTTATACACTGGGATAAAGTATCTGCTGCAATACAACGAGTTATAACTTGGTGGCGAGAGCTTGATGCAGGTAGCAAGGCTGCTATAGCTATAATGGGGGCACTAGCTGCGGCCATAGCTATAGCCAACGCCTCACTTCTAGCTCAAACCGTTATAGTATCTCGTAGTATAGCCGGACTTAAGGCACTTACTGCGGGCCTAGTAGCAGTTAATGGTGCGCTATTAACACTTGCCAGACGTCATCCTATACTACTAGCCCTTACTGTAGCTATAGGAGCTTACATTGCGATAAGTCGTCGCCTAAGTTCCAGCCAGAGAGAACTTGAGTCCGCTACTAAGAGTTACAGCGATAACCTGTATGCTAATAGAGATGCTATCGTAGCAAATGTTGATGCTATTGATAGTCTCAATAGAGCACAACTCATCAATAGGCTAGAGGATAGTGGGCTTGCTGACCAGGCGGACGAGCTTGGTGTAGCTCTTAAAGACCTTACCGACGCAATGTACGGTAATGAAGAGGCTCAGGCTAAGGTCAATAGACAGCTACAAGTTAGTGGCGGAGCTTGGGAACGCTTCAAGTTTAGTTTATTTGCTGGGCGTACAGAGTATGGTCGACTGAGTGCTGCTTCACGTGAGCTACAGGCTGCTATACAGCGTGAGCCTGCTGCTATGGCACAGGGTACTGATGCCTTCGTAGATCGTCTAAGAGCTTCTGAGGGCGTCCACAAGGCTATGGGCGATTTGATAGCCATGCAGCGTCGTGGCGGCCCAAAGGACGCTGCTGATGCTGTAATAATAGCTAGGTCTAAAGAGATCATCTCTGCTAGCGAAGGCGTACAGACAGTTCTTGGGCAACTTCCTGATGACATGCAAGATGTTGCACGAGAAGCACTTGGCATGGCTGGTGCGGTAGAGTCGGCAGAGGATGCATTCGATGATCTTAGCCCTTCCGCTGAACTACTTAAGTCTGTACTAGAGGATATTAATGACGTAGAAGCCGCATTTGGTATGTCTATGGGAAGAATTGAGGAAGCTCTCAGAGATACCCATAAGCAAGCACTAGAGAGCGGTAAGATAACTGAGGACGCCTTCAATGACATGTTCCAGGAGGCTACTAAGAACGCTGATCTTGTAGCCGGAGCATGGATTGATATTCTTAGAAAGCAGGAAGAAGCCCATAACGACTACATGACTAATATGCAGATTATTATTGCTCGCGGCGCTAGTCATGTTATTGATATAATCAACGATATGGGCGAAGATGCTCCTGCTGCAATGCATGTTATGGCTAATGCTAGCCACGAAGAGTTCCTAGAGCTGGAGAGAATGCTTACTAGTAGTGCAGAGCGTACTAGTAATGAGGCAGTAGCACAGATGGATGCCTTGAAGGAGGGCATGACTACTGCTATCTCTGAAGGTATATCTACAGGCTTGTTTGACTTCAATCAAGGTATGCGCTTGATGGAGGCTAATGCCAAGTCTGGTGGTAAGGCTACCGCCGGTGAGTTGGCTAAGCAACTAGGAATAGGTGTACGAGATGTTCACAGGATAGCTGGTCAGTTTAGTATCGCGCTAACCGATGGCATTAACCCCGTACTGGAAGGTATGGGTAGGGACAGAGTAACCCTAGCACAGAAGCGTTGGCTATCAGGACAGCCTATAACCAATCTACATACCGGCGGAAAGATCCCTGGATATGGTGGTGGGGACATATTCCCTGCTATGTTGGAGCCTGGTGAGCTTGTTGTACGTAAGGAAATAGCTAGGAAGCTTGATCCACAGACTCTACACGAACTTGATATCCCAGGATTCCAGACCGGCGGATTCGCTTCTGTAGATGACGTACCGAAGGTACCGAGCTTCGTTCACAGAGGCCCTGTGGTCGGACATGCAGGTACGCAAACAGCTACTTATTTACGTGAAAAAGTAGTCGAATGGCTGGAAGAGAACCTTGCTCCACAACTATTGGGTATAGACGGACAGCCACCCGGTGTGGCCCGTATGATGGCCGCTCTGCACACCAGGTTCCCCGGTCTGCCCCTGTACTCAGGCTTCCGGCCGGGGGCCATTACAGCCACAGGGAACCCCTCGTATCACGGTATGGGCCGCGCTGTTGACATCCCACCCCGCCTGGACGTTAACAAGTGGATTGCTGACAACTACTTTGCACAGACTAAGGAACTCATCCTTAGCCTTAGTGGTGCGACGCAGATCAAGAACGGTCGGCACCACTTCTATACCGGCATCACACGGGCGATGCACTTTGACCACAACCACTGGGCAATGGCTCAGGGCGGTATAGTTAACAGCCCAATGAATGCATTGATCGGTGAGGCTGGGCCAGAGGCAGTCATTCCTCTGGACAGGATCAATGCTCTCATTAGAGATGCCATGTTCGAGGTCATCAGGACTCCTGGTGAGCCTGGTAAGGGTGTGCTGGTACAAGATCAGTATAGGATCATACTTGACGCTGTAGGAGCGGTACAAGGACTCGATCAGGCTAGGCGTAATCTAGAGGATGCCAGAGCACAGGTAGGCATCATTGGTGATGAGATAGGGCAATTGAAGCAGGCTCACTACGAGGCCAAACAAGAGTTCATGCTCGCTGCTATGCAAGGACGGCAGATGAGTCTTGAATCTGAGCAGGCATGGATCAATGCTCAGGTTCGTGTCAGAAACATAAGACAAGAACTCGAAGATATGCGGTCCCCTGTGGTCGGCATCGCAGATGAGTTGGCGATCCTTCAGCAAGAGATTAGAGTCGAAGACCTTGCACGTAGTCTCGAAGAGATGCGTGATGCTCAACCTGACGACTCTGCTATACAACAGGCGCAGCAACGACTTGATGAGGCTCAGGCTACCTTCAAGGTTGCTGATGCAGAGTTCAAGTCTGCTCAGTCTAAGTCTAACTTGGCGCAGGCTGAGCTAGCTAGAGTCAACAGAATTCTACCTTCTGTTGATGATGAAGTAGCTCGCCTGCTTATGAAGTACGAGGCTGAGGCTAATCTAGCTGACGCACAGGTCGAACTTGCTAAGACTGAGGAAGAGCGTGCTAACAAACTTAAGAGTGTAGAGGATGCAGAGCAGGCTCTAACTGAGGCTCGGGCAACTGCTGTTCCTACTGCTAGAGAACTCCGTATGGCTGAGATTGAACTTGCTCTAGCTAGGGAGCGTCTGACTGAGCTTAATGAGGGAGCCACTGTAACAGCGGAGGAACTACGCCTTAAGGAAATAGAACTTGCTCTTGCAGAGCGTGATCTGACTACTGCGTACAATGAGCGGTTGGACTTCTCTCCCGAATACTATGATGCACAGGAGAGAATGACTCAGCTTAGCGAAGAGTTAAGGAATAAGGAGAACGAGCTAGAGGGTGCTGTTAGGGCTGTAACTGACGCAGAGCTAGCTAACATGGCTGCGATCATAGGAGTCATGGATGCTACGCAAGCACTTAACGGTCTGCAACCGGAAGCTCTGAGATTCTTCCGTTCTATCGGTGAGCAAGCAGGAGTAAGCACAGACGCTATCAATGAGATGATACTAGCTGTACGAGAGCTTAATAAGGTCAATACTAGTATGGCTAGTGTTGTAGCCGCTCATAGTGGTGTAGATCGCAGAATCTTGGCAGAGGGTAACATAGGCGGTATTGCCGCTCGTATCACTGATATATTCAGGAATCGTGGAGTCGCGCTAGAGGGTGCTAGTCCTGGCGAGACTTGGGCACAACGGGTGGCACGTATTATTGACGATATTATCAGTGGTCGTAGAACCTTCAATGATATACGACGCTCTGTGGACAGAATTGCCGGTCTTGCTACTGGTGGTATTGCGCTCAAGCGCCCTGGTGGTACCATTGTCAGAGTCGCTGAGGGCCGCACAGATGAAGCCATAGTCCCTCTGCCTAGTAACTGGCGTAGTGGTGGTGGTACTGCTACAGAGACTAAGATTATCATTAGTGAAGGCGCAGTACAGATAACATTTGAAGGCCCTGTTGGTGAGGACTCAATGGATAAGGTTAAGGAAGCTGTGCAAGAGGGCATTCACGACCTCATTGAAGAGATTGAACGGGACAGGAGGATGGGCTAGTGGCTATTGTAACCCTCCGTCCCGATAGTACGATACAGAGTGGTCTTTGGACTCGTGAGGGTCCTTCTTACCATGAAGTTCTATCAGACGACGACGACAACACATATGCTCGTGCCCTAGAAACTATAGACTCTAACCAGGCCGAACTTCGGTTAGGGTTACAGGATCTTGGTATTGTTGCTAATCTGCCTATTAGAGCTATTCGTACTAGGGTTAGGGCTAGAAGCGTTGCTACACAGCAGACTCCTGCTATAATCTTAAAGGTAGGCACTCTGCATCCTGATGCAGTTAGCTCACGGTTTGATGAGTTTGTTGTGTCTATGAATACAACTTCAACACAAACAGGTCCATGGTACCAGTCTACTCCTAATGGACAGTCTTATACGCATGAGATGGTCAATGCCATGGTACAGACCTTGCGTGCGACTGGTGCTAGCGGTCAGAACGAACTGAATGTACTAGAGACATACCTGGACGTCGAATACTTCGAGCCTCCGTCAGCTACGATAGTCAGTCCCACAGGAACCATCAATGTAACATCCCCAACAATTGACTGGGACTTTGAGTGTCCTCAATGGTTTGAGCAGTTGGGCTATGAGGCAGAGATTCTAGAGGGATCAACTGTCATATGGTCAAGTGGTGTAGTCAAGAGTAGAGTAACTCAATTCAATTTGCCTACTCATCTACTTAATGGTAGCTATACTCTCAGACTTCGTGTCAAGTCCAATTGGGGAGGATCAACAGAACTCTGGTCTGATTGGGAAGAACAGGCGTTTACTGTAGATGCTCCAGTTCCCCCAGCTCCTATACTAAGTGTGTCGCCCGACCATGAATTAGGTCTAATTGGTCTTACTATTGAACACGGAATAGGGGATAATGAGGCAGAAGAGTTCTTAGTTCAAAGGGCTGAAAGTTCTGATGGGCCATGGAGAGACTTAACTGGTAGTCCTTATGGTGCTGACGTAGGATTGGTTCTTTATCCCGGTACTGAAACTTACCCAGGATATAGTACATTTCCTGGGAGTGGTATAGAGATTGTACTGGTCGTAGACTATACTCCTGTTCCCAAAAGAGAAATGTTCTACAGAGTAAGAGGAGTACGTAGTGATGGCACTCTAGTAGGCCCTGCATCTGACATTAAGAGCACGACAGTAGAATTAAAGAAATGGATTCTGAAAAATCTGTTTATTGAGAGTATGGAGTATATTTACTTAGACATAGAGCAACAAGAGTTAGATATAGAGTCCGGTGAGGATAAAGCAGCTTTTAATCCACTAGGGCAGGTAGGGGATAGGCGTAAGACCAACAAGATAGTTGTAAAGGACTCTATTAGAGGGGATAAGTTCCCCTTGACTATGGGATTCATAGGTAATGAGTCTTACGATGAGTTTGTAGAAATGAGGGACTCACAACGAGTCTTGTTCCTGCAAGCTCCTATGCCTAATGGTGCATGGTTTATGACATTTGATTCTCCTGTACGATACAAAGTAAAGAATATGAACGATCCTATCTACAGGCAAGTACAGGTAGATGTTATAGAGGTAGACAGTGTACCCAGTTAGTGATAAGCTTAACAAAGCAGTAAGATACACTCATACTATTGTATCTGCTGTGCATGTTTACTCTCCTGACGGTGAGCTTATTAAGGATGACCTCAAAGTCGAGGCTGGATTTGTCCGTGTAGACGATAATAGGGAAATCCGGCGTAGATTTACAGCTAGACTTATGGACTATACTGGCGATCTTACACCGCGTGAGGTCTACGACATCTTTCACCCACTTGCACGGAACGAATTTCATGTATTTCGTGGTGTGAGGTTTGATGATGACACAGTAGAACTCGTACCACAGGGTATCTTCGATATGGCTGACGTTAACATATCGGACAGTCGTGAAGGGTACTTCCTGGAAGTAGTAGGATACGACAGGGCTAGGGACGTAACTCGTAGAAGGTTCGTAGGAAACTACGTTGTCCCTGTGGCTAGTAACTACGGTATTGCTATTCAAGATATGATATCCACTATGCGTCCAGGCACACAGTTCGACTTCACACCAACAAACTTCCTTACGCCTCAGCTAGTATTCGGAGGTAGTGGAGACACTGGTGGAGGCAATGCTTGGTCTGCTGGGCAACGTATGGCTGAGTCAATAGGTATGGATCTCTACTTTGGTGTAGACGGTATCTGCTACTTGCGTCCTGTACCGTCACTCAGCAATAACTTCATACACTTCCACTATCACGAATCAGATGATGGACCTAATCAGGTCTTGTTCGTAGATCGCAGGCTTAGTGATGATGAGGCATTCAACCATGTAGTAGTTCGTGGTGAGTCTACATCAAATGAAGAACCCGTAAAGGGTGAGGCAGTAGACGACGACCCTACCTCTCCGACCTATATACACGGGCCTTATGGTGATATTCCTACATTCATGTCATCCCCTTATGTCAGGTCTGAGGCCCAGGCTAATGAACTAGCCAGAGCTAGGCTGCATCAGGTACTAGGCATCGAAGAGACTATTAGGCTTATCTCCATAGTGCATCCTGGTCACGAGATAGGGGACGTCATACATATCTGGCGTGAACGTACTGGCGTAGACGCCAACTACATTATTGACCAGTTCACTATGCCGCTAGAGTCAACACAGGCACTCAACATAGGTGTACGTAGTAAAAGGAGTAAGTAATGGTAGTCTTTAACACTAAAGATTGGGTAAACTTTCCACAACTTGATACTCCTATAACTGCTGAAGAGTTAAAACGTATTGAGCAAGGTATAGCCGATGTTGTCGGCGCTGTACTTGATATTGTTGCGGCCGAAGGATGGGTACTAGCTAGTCCTGTAGAGTGGGATGCAAACACGGAATATCCGCCACGTATGATTGTGGATGATGACGGAGGATACTTCGTTTCACTAGTCACAACTACCGGCGATAAACCTACTACGAGCCCTACAAAATGGCATCCACTACCTACCGCAATTGATGCAGAGTTTCGCTCAGACGCTAATCATCCAGATACAGGCTTCGTGCGGAAACCGGATGCAGACGCCGCTATCGAGGCGTACGCCGTCCCGCTGATCCACTCGCCAATCAACATCGCGCAGCGCGGGGCCTCGCCTGGCAAGACCGCCACCGAGAACCACGCCATCATCCAGAGCATCCTTGACGACATCGGCGCGGCCGGCCTGGGCGCTGTCGAGATCCCCACGTCTGACCCGTTCCGCGTGTTGCCGCTGATCTTCCACGGTGGCACGCACATCGCCGGCAAGGGGCCTGACAGCGTATTGAAGTTGGGCATCGAGAACCCCAGCGGGGTCGCGCACTACAGCATCCTGCGAAGCGTCTCCACGAACCAGCAGGCGCAGATCCACGACGTGTCCATCGCCAACCTGACGCTCGACGGCAACCGTACGGAGATCGCCGCTGGGAACACCGACGCGCAAGGCCGCCCGACTTGGCCTGACGTCCCCGGTGACGGCAACGCTTTCGGCATCCGCTGGTCAGGGGTGGTCAAGGGAGCGATCGACGACGTGTGGGCGCACGACATCTACACCGACGCGCTTTACATCGGGGGAGGGCAGGACACGACCGACGGGGGCGGCAACGTCACGCAGATGTACCCGACCGAGGATCTGGTCGCGCACAACTTCCGTGCGGTCCGCTGTGGGCGACAGGGCGTATCTATCGTGCAGGGCAAGCGGATCGTGCTGGCGCGGTTTGACATTGACACGGTGGACCGCACCTTGCCCCGCGCCGGGATCGACCTTGAGCCCAACGGGCGCATCCATAGCATAGACGACATTACGTTGCGGGACTGGAAGATTCGCAATGCCCGGGCCGGGGTGATCGTGTCCACCGTCTCGGGCAGCGCTGTCCTCGACGGCAACCCCAACGTGAACAACATCACCGTTCAGGGCGTGGAAGCGCGCGGCATAAGCGGGAACTTCGGGTTTGCGTTGAGCGGCCCGGCCAGCAACGTGGAGGTTTCGGACTACCACCTCTACGACTACACGGGGACCGGCAATGTCCTGCTCATCCAGTCGCAACTCTGGACCGGCGGCGTGGCGGCGAACAGCAAGAACTTCAAGCTGCGCAACTCCACCTTCAACGGCAAAGGGGCGGGTGCTGGCGCCTTTATAGGTTTCATGGATGACGTGCTGCTGGACGGGGTGGACATCCTCAACATCGGCGCCAGCCACCCCCTCGTCCTCAAAGACGGCATGAAGGGCCTCGTCCGCAACACTCGGGTAATCACCCCCACGTACGCCCCCGCCCGGGCCTTCGCCGTACTGGATACCGCCGACGTGACACTCCTGGACTGCGGCACCGTCGGCACCAGTCACCAGCACTGCGTGCATGGTGCCGCCGCGACCGTCATCGGCGGCAACTGGCGCAAGGGGTCCGGCAACGCGTTCGTGAATACCACACGGGTGGTCGACGCTGTCGTGGACGGTGTTCCCCACTCGTCGATGTTCACCAAGGCTGGTGTCCCGGTCGACGCCGACTTCCCCGGCGGAGCCAGAGACGGGATGCACGCCCTCGACTCGACCAACCACCGCATGTATGTCCGCAGCGGTGGGACGTGGCGTTACGCGCCGCTTACCTAGCCCGCACACATAGGGCGGTTATGATCGCTTCATAAACTAGGGAAAGTTATGTAAATGGGCTATATAGAAGATGCGGCCAGATTTAATAAAATAGGCACTAAGCATATCTGTCTACAATTACGACAGGCCGTAGTAACAGCTGTAGATGGAGATAAACTAACCATTGACACGGGAGATGATATTATAGATGACGTAACCAAGTTAGCTAGCTATGTTCAACCAGCACCAGATGACGTTGTATGGCTTATAGTAAATGGACCTGACTATCTAGTGATAGGAAAGCAATAATGAGCAAGTCACAGTACACCCTGCTAGAGCGTGAGCCGATTGCACTTCCGCAGTTCGTGAAGGACGGTATCTTGCTGCTTGTATCAGGACTCACAGTATTCAACATCGCTAGTCCTAATGCAGAACAGCAGGCATGGCTTCTCGCTGTAGCTGCATTCGTCAGTATGGGCGTAACCTTGTATGGTCGTCATCATGCATGGTTTGCCGCTAAGATCCAGAATGAGTTTCTTAGTGCAGAGGACGCACTTCCACAGGACACGGAAGGGGTTCACTTTGAAGAGATTGAGGGTTACGGCGAAGTCCCTGTGGTAGATAATGACTGGACTGAATAATGCCAAGACAAGTTGCCCTTATACAGAGGGCTATAAGTAGGGCAGACCTTCAGCATGGAGTGTCTTACGTTAGTGGATGGGAGTCCAGAGGACACACTACATTCAACCCTCGTTGTGTAGTGTGTCACCACGACGCATCGAATACCCGCAGCGGTAATAACGGTGCGCTCAACATCATCATCCACGGACGCAGCGACGTTCCTGGTCCGCTCTCACAGTTCCAGATAGCCCGTAACGGACTCCTGTGGGTCGTAGCCTCCGGTCGGGCTAACCATGCCGGTCAGGGCGGTTACAGAGGACTCACAGGCAATGCTAGCGGCTTCGGCATTGAGGTAGCGAACAACGGTGTAGGCGAGCGTTGGTCCCCAGCCTGTCTCGATACCTACTACCGACTTGTCGCAGCCCTACTTGATGAGATGAAGCAACCTACGATCATGGCTCCTGGTCATCTGGAATGGACTGCTAGAAAGATTGATCCAAGATTCTCTAGCCCACAGATGAACATGACTCAGTTCAGATCCATAGTCAGTAGGATTCGTGGCGGCGACATGCCTGCCTCAGATATCAAGAAGGAGAGGGAGATTATGTATAAGTTCTTCCAGCCCGACGGACTCAATCAGATTTGGGCAGTATCGGCTGGTGGGTACGGCTTCCACCTTACACCCACTCTGTATCGAGAGATGACCAATGGCCCCGCCATGGAGTCCAACGTCATCAACAGAATTAGTCCTGCCCAACTAAGGATGCTCACCAACGGCGCATTCAAAGGATAGATCCATATGTCTTGGGAAGTAGCAGCACTTTCGTTACTACTTGATGTAGGTGCCTTTGCCCTATTATATGGGCTGCTAGCAGTAGGAAAACTACGTCAGGAGAGCGCTGTTAAGGAGCTGATTACTTCCTATGACAAGAGTATAGAGTCCAAGAACGAAGTTATTAAAGAATTGAGCAAGGATCGTAATTACTGGCGGGATAATACTATCCGACTCTTAGAGACCGCTGAACAGATAGCAGGTCAATGATGGATAAAAAGGAAGAGATTGAGCGTCGTATAGCAGCCCTAGCCCTTAGATATGGAGTCAATCCTAATCGAGCTCCCCAACCGCGTCCCTATCGTAAGATCGAAAAGGAGGAGTTTGAAGCGCGCGTCAGACTCTTACGGAAGAATTGGAGAAAAGAATGACTTGGCCGATTATATGGTTGGTGGTTAACTCAATTAGTCTGTCCGTGGTATCCTATGCGGCTTGGGACGCCTGGAAGGAATACCTACTAGCAATGCGGTATAATGGGTGGACTCGTCTTGCTACTTATGCACAGCTTATGTCGCAACTAAATAGACTCACCTGCGTTATCCTGATGATATTAGTTGCAGTAGTAGCTATCCTCTGGCCCACTCCTGAAGCTACCCATATCCCATTTCGCCCGCCGTTTGCAACTAACATGATACGAGTTGGTCTAACAGGTGTAACGGTTCTTATTGCTTTAGACTCCGTTATGAACTATCGTATCAAGAAGCGCATACTTAATCATAAATGATTTGCGGTAGGGCCACAGGCTCCCTGTAACATACTGTGGCCCTACCGCATTCCTACTGACGGCTTCTGCCAGTAGGAACAGTATACACATCACTAGGTTTATGACCAGCAATCTTCTCTAGTATAAAGTTACCACTAGTATTACGCGGTGCATGTGAATGACCCCAGGTAGGCCCGTAGACCTTTACGGGCCTACCTGTTGGTTTGTCAAGCTTTCTAGCGAGCATCGCCCGAACCACTAAGAGTACCATCAGACTTACGTGCGTACAACTTCTGTAGATTAGCTACTGCTACGGCACTAAGCTGAGTGTCAAGCTCAGTCGCAACCTGGGAAACATACCACAGGAGGTCACCCAACTCCTGTAGGATCTCTGACTTGCGATCAAGAGTTATAAAGCCATGGTCATCTCGAAGGATCTTCTTAACCTTATTAGCTATTTCACCGGCCTCACCTACCATCCCCAGTGTAACGTACAGAAGTCCTCCAAGGTCTTCCTGGTCAGGGTAGATAGCAGTCTGACGAGCCTTCTTCTGGTACAGATTCATATCCATTAGAGCCTCGATTTGATTTGGTTAGTAAACTGCTTGATACCTAGTTCAGAGTCTACAAACAGAAGTAGATGCCGTACAGCATCTATTGCGTGCTGCTGACCAGGCTGCCACAGGCCAAGTTGTTTGATCTTATCATCGGTCCATAGATTCTTAGCGGAAGAGGCCATCTGACCTCTGTATGGAGTCTTGGTCATTTGGCAATAGAGCTTAACTACACCGATATACTCCACACTATCAAGTGCAACCTTCTTCATTCGGTTCTGATAAACGAAGTTCTCACAGACAACCACACTAGGAGACTTAGATATCAGGAATCTGTAGAGCTTAGTATGATGCTCACCAATTAGCTGTCGTGTAGCAATGACACCACACTTACCTCGGTTGGTATCAATCATAGTAGATGCTATACCAGTGGTACCGCCAGGGTCCAATGCTATAATCTTCATCGTAGATCAGATTTCTGCATAGTTGCTCCTGTGTTCGCCTTATAGGTTGGATTCACGTCAAGCCAGGCTTCACCACGTCCACGCTCCGGCGATCTGGCCCGGAATACGGGTACTGGTGAGGGCACCGATCCTCGGAGCTTAGGGAGGCTCTGAGCGCATCGTGCCTGGTCAGAGCCTCGCGGCCAGCCGAGATTGACAATCATGTTCACGAAAGGCTCCGGTCAGCCATATCACTGTCTAGTTCGTCAATCATATCAATGACATATCTCTTTGTTAAGTCTGGTATATCTAGGGTGATAGCATATAGCCCTGATCTTGGTATGATGACCTCTCTAAAGTAAGGAGCATTAGCTACGCATATCTTGTAGGCATCTCTGTGGTAGTCGTAGTATATATGAATGGATCTGTCTCGGCCTGCTGCTAGCCACGTTAGTATCTACTCATTCATAGTGACTTCCTCAGATGCTCAGCAAACATATCCATTACTACGGTTGCGTCACCAGTATCCTCAAAACCTATACGACCTTCCCAAATAACTACGTTGCCTAGCCATACCTTTCCTACATAGACGTACTCTCCATCCTTATCTACTCTTTTATCTGTAGTTGCTACGAAACTAGCTGTCGTTACGTTTATCATACGAGGACTCCCCAGTTTCGCCCTACTTCGGTGTCTACTTCAAACTTAATCCAGTCTGTGTAGACTTTACGTGCTACATCTTCCATGATAGCTTTAGCATCCATCGCTAGGATTTCAGCCTTCTCCTGTGGTGCCTCTATGAGTACGCTATCGTGGACAAAGTTCCTTATCATAAAGCCGCGTTCCCATAGTTCGATGCATGAGTGGAGTGTGATATCGCTAGCGATACTCTGTGGTAGGAATGCCAGTCCCTCCTTGTATACGTCCTCTCTGTTGTCTCTCGTAACTAGAGCGAACCGACGCTTCCTACCGAATGGTGTCACCAGGTCTTGGTGACTAAAGATCCTAGTCTGCATCTCTTTGTGCCACTGGATTACTTCTGGTACTAGTCTAGCGTAGGCGAGGAATAGCTCGTTGGCCTCAGATAGCGAGAGGCCAAGTCTCGGGTCTTTTGCAATCCCATGAGGCGTTCTACCATAGTTGACACCGTGTACAACGGTCTTGGCGTAGACTCTTTGTTCTTTGGTAAACGAGTTGCCAAATGCCTGGGCAGCAACCTCACCATGAATGTCGCGTCCCGATTCGAGAATGTCGCGACCACGTTCGCACCCCGATAAGTGGAATACAATTCGGCCCTCAATATTTTTATAATCACAATTATGGCTCATCAACCCCTCTGCAATAAAAGTTCTTGTGGATGTTTGGAGAGCAATCACTTCTTGCTCTCCCATATAATTTATTTCTAATACTTTGGCTCCTTTAGACCGTTTACCCCAACTTCTTCTATCCTTCCAAAGACGCCATGATTTATCTAACATACGAACTGGTCTAGTACTTCCTATTAGTCTTAAATGCTCTCCAATTGATCCGTTGATTACATAATGGTCACAACTTTGGGTACCTGTTTTATGTCTTGTAATATCGTACCCCCGAGCTATAAGCAGCCCAAGGGCTTTATCTGCTACAAACCCAGGATTCTGACCAAATCCAACATGAGTATTTAAATACCCCTCACCATCCAGAAATCCTGCTAACCATCCAGCCTCCCATGAGTCCTCAGTCTCCCAAGGCTTCACATAGAAGCTTATGATGTCATTTTCTCTGAGTGTATCGGTTCTTATCCACTTTCTATTTCCATGACTCTGCGCTGCCTGATTCCAATTAGGCATATGTCTACGAGCTAGCCACATATGTTCTTCACTAGCTACTACGGTACCCTTATCCGTTACTATCTCATAGCAAGGCTTGATCGCGGTAGTTGTAGATTCTGCTACACTACGACGCATCTTATGCTCTCTACCTGTTAGCCTCTCATCGAATCCTATAAGCTGATCGCCTGCTTGTATATTTTCTATAGGTTCCCATGTGAGGTCATCTTTAAGGATACGAGTACCAGGAACTAAACACTGGATAAAGACGTTGCCGTCGTCAGGTATGTAAATTTTCCGTATTTTCTCCCCACGAGGGACGTTTTGGATGTTAATATTACGACTTGATGTTCTGCCTGTAGTGGTTCCGTGGAGAAGATACGTCGTGTGTATTCTCCCTTTATGAAGCCGAGTTTCAACGCCTTTGACATACGTTCCATATAATTTCATAACCTTTCTGTATTCTAGAATGTCCTTACAGAAGTTATATACTGCTGCGAGCTTAGTCTTTGTAGCATCATCAATAGGCTTCTCTAGCCTAGAGTCAATGGTGTTAGTTACTTCAGTCAGATGCTCGACGTCAGTTGACTGTACCTTGACACCCAGCTCCCTGAGCCTTTCTTGAACCTGCTTCGGGGAGTTAGGATTGAAGTATCTATCTTTGTACTTGGCCTTAGCAATCTCTAGAGCATTTGATCCCAAAGTATCCAGCCATTGCCCTCCCTGTGGTTGTAGATCCTTGACCATACGGTAGATATCTAGTTCAAGAGTCTCCTTTAGTTCTGCAAGTGCCACAGTGTCGATTCGGATTCCCTCTCCTGCGACATGCATGAGGCAATGTTGTGCTTTGAGCAGGAAATCGTTAAGTTTAGATGCCTCTCCGTCCCACTCTGGGTGGTCTCTCTGCTGATTAAAAAGTCGAAGCGTAGCCACGGCGTCGTAAGCGTTATATTTGTAGAGTACATTACGGGGGGCGTCATTGAATCCTCCTGCTTCCTTAAGTTCGGAGTCCCAGTCAGGCGCTCCTAGTAATTCCTTCGCCAGATACTTTAGACCGTGGGTTCCCCCGCGTTCGTCCAAGCAGTAGGACGCAAGCATGGTACACCAGTATGCCCTTGTATTAACGACTCCAAGTTTGTAGAGAACACCAAGGTCATAGGCCGCGTTGTGCCAGATTGTTCTTTTTCTACGTAGCACTTCAGCGAGCATCGAGAGCACTTTAGGCTCCCGAAGCCCGCACTCGCCGATGACAATAGCCGAGGATTCTGAGTAACTGATTGCAATAGACAAGAGCTTTTCTGGGTGTCCAAAGTCTTCATCCTTTTCAACGCCTAC